CCCATAGCTGGGACCCTCCCGGTATCTATCGGACCCCACTCACGTCAAAAACCAACGCCCGGATGCAGTGCAATCGGGCGCTCGACGTGTCCATATCACGAGAAAGGACTATTATGCCTGCTGGCTATGATTCTAGAACCCAGTACACTGACCGTTATGAAGGTCAACGCTGGGATCCTAGTGGACTGTTAGTCAAGTCCGTTCATGGCCAGAAGAAAAAGAGCACAATTACTTCTTTTCGAAGTAATGTCAAGGGCACTCCCCTGAATCCAAAGTCTGTCGACCTTTATCACGGTTTTCTTAAACGTGACGCGGGTTTGGCAGATTATTTAAATCCAGGACCTCGTCTCCTCGCGGAGCTAGAAGCATCTGGTTTGGCCGCCGATGGCGACTATCAAAACCAGGCCGGTTTTCAAGACACGGGACATCCCTTTACTCTTGAACGCCGTGCTTACGAGTACAGTGCACTTGGGCCTACGTGGTTTCGTAATCCTGCTCAACAACCCTCCGATCCTCAGGGGCGAGCTCGCGGTTTTTCCGTGAACAAGCTTGTCTTTGAATCGGGAGCAGTTTCGCGACTGCTTTGGCCTCTTGCTTCTGGCCCGAGCAGTGGTACCCGACGATGGTGGAGCGATCCTTCGATCTACTCTATCCCTAGTCCTGACTATACAAAAATTGAGTCAGATGGTACCAAATTACTAACACTGGCAGCTCCAGGTAGGGCTGACGTAGATGTGTTGGCGAGTGTCGGCGAATTATATGCCGGCATGCCCGGAGTCCCCGGCGCAGCCCTCCTTAGAGGAGGTTTACTGCCTGCCGTTGGCTCTGAGTATCTGAACCTTGTGTTCGGCTTGATACCCACCTACGACGACGCAATCGACATCGCGAAAGTGATGAAGACTTTGAGCATCCGACTTCTTCAATTGAAGAGAGATGCTGGTCGTCCTGTCAGGAGAAATCTTGGCCTCCCTCTCACGCAGAAAGCGGAAATATTCGAGGCCACCACAGACTTGCGTCTGGGTGGTACAAATATTTCAGTCGACTGTTTAGAGAATTCCGGTTTTGGTTACAATCAAGTAACCGATTATGGAAGCGGTACCGGGACCCTTGGGTCCGTACGTACAGCGGAAGCCATCCCTACCTTCTTCATGCGCGAAACTCGAAAGGTCTGGTTTTCCGGATCCTTTACTTACCAGATCCCGACTATACCCGGTTTGTCCGGGAAGTTGGAAACCTGGTTGTCTGAGTATGACCGTCTTTTAGGTCTCTCAGCGAATTCCGTGAATGCATGGCAGCTTACACCATGGTCCTGGTTGATCGATTGGTTTCTCGATATTCGTCAGAATCTTGACGCGATATCAGTTGCCCATGATGACAACCTGGTGGTTAACTACGGCTATTGCATGGAGCGTATTGAACGCACCGAAATCGCAAAAGTCCAGTTCACGGGGGGGACCGGCATTGCCGGGAATCCCTTCGTGCACACGGAGTCCTCTCTTATTAGTAAGAGGCGTATCCGTGCGAACCCCTATGGTTTCGTGAAGGAAGCAGATAGTAGCCAATGGAGCAGCTACCGTCTTGCAGTACTCGGAGCTCTAGGTATTTCACGCCTATAGCACGAGCAATCAGCTCCTGTTCAGCCGCATCCGCGGCATTCCAAGGAAGAGGACCAAAGTGGCACTTGCAGATCCCCAGTCAATGACGGTTGGCACAGCTCAGACGCTGCCGCGCACTACTACCGGAACTACTTCGGCTGAGTACGCGAACGCTGATGGCAGTGTGTCCCTCCTGGTAAGTCACCAGGTTGCTAAGGGACGCCGTCGCTCCCTCGTTAAGGGTACTCGAAAGAAGGTGTCGACTGATGTCCTTACCGACGTAAAGTCGGAAATCGGCGCAGTCATTAACATCTCTATCGATCGCCCGAACGTGGGCTTCACTGAGACCGAGCTCATTGAGCTCGTTACGGGTGAGCTGACTTGGCTTACGACCGGTACCAATGCGAACCTGAAGAAGGTTCTGGGACTTGAGTCGTAATCTCGTCTACGCCCTCCCTCTCATCTTTCTGTGCTACCCTAAGCGGAGTCTTCGTATTCTTAGAAGGCTCGATAAAATGCCGAAGGTAAGCAAAAACAGGAAGAAGTGAAGGCGAAGCGGGGCCCTTACGGGCCCCGCTTCTGTAGTATGGGGAACTCTGATGCAGTAATCCAATTGTGTCGGAGCGCTTACTTTGGTTTGGATGTATTCCCCCGTAATGAATGGAGGTAACATGAAAAGCCTAGTAACACTCTTCCAACAAGTCCTCACTGACTGTGGGGGCTTTTGTTCGATAGACACCATCTACGATAATAAAACCGTCGTAGATCGGTTTGAAGACGAGGGGTTCGAGTTTTTCACTCGGACCCTACCCAAATTGGGATCGGGGCTCGAAAGAGCTTTAGATCTTGGTTTGGCCACTCCTAACCTGTTTCCGAATTTTCGGTGCAGGAAGAATCTACCCGTTTTCTTAGGCGGATTCTTTGAGCTCGTTTTTGACCGCGCAACTGGTGTTCTGCTGAGCGAACCGTCCATTGAGGCGATCCGGTCTGTGCGTCAGTTAACGCTGATGTTCAAAAAGGTCGAACTTGATTGTGGTGAGGAGCGTACAAAAGCTGCTTATCACCAGTTTGTTCAGTCTGATCTTGATGTCAAGGGATGGGAGGATAGCGCTTCCGAGGAACTCTTAGCAGAGTTCCGAAGGGTGGCCAACGTCCTCTTTTCCGAAGTCCTGTCGAATGTTAACCGTAAGGTTTCAACGTTCGATTTGGCCCCGGCTCATGGCCCAGGTGCCACCGCGGACAGGCTAGTCGCTAACGCGAAATTTGCCAATCCAACGTGGACCGACCGCCTAGAGCATGTAGCGCCGTACTGGCGCTATGCTGACTTCTATGGTTTTTCTACACAGAAGTACGGTATGGTTGACTTCAAGAGCCCGGAACAAGAATTACCCGTGAGGGTGATCGACGTTCCTAAGACGGTAGAGACACCCCGAATCATTGCAGTGGAACCCACATGCATGCAGTTTATGCAGCAGGGAGTCGCTCGCGAGATTCGAGATCAGGTAGACGATAGTTTCCTCGTCGACCTCCTCGGAACAGGGAGTCAGGAGCCTAACCAGCTCTTGGCCCTCGTCGGTTCCCGCGAGGGAACCGAAGCTACGCTCGATTTGAGCGAAGCTTCTGATCGTGTTTCTAATCGGCTCGTACGAGAACTGTTCGGCGCTTATCCAGATCTTAGCGATTTGGTACAGGCGTCTCGCAGTCTCAGGGCAGACGTACCGGGGTATGGCATTCATGCTCTATCCCGATTCGCGTCGATGGGTTCTGCGCTTTGTTTCCCGGTGGAGACTATGGTCTTTTTGACTGTAGTTTTCTTAGGGATCCAGGACGCGGAGAACATCCGGTTTACTAGGGTATCTCAGTTTAAGGGATACCTTGGGCGGGTGCGTGTCTATGGGGATGATATCATTGTCCCTGTAGATGTCGTGCCTTCCGTGGTGCAAAGCCTCGAGGCCTTTGGCCTTAAGGTTAATGACCATAAGTCTTTCTGGACGGGTAAGTTCAGGGAGTCTTGCGGGAAGGAATACTACGACGGCGAAGATGTGACATTATGTCGCATTCGTCGCGTACTTCCTTCCAGCCGGAAGGACGTAAAAGAGGTAATTTCCGCTGTGGAGTTCCGGAACCATGCC